GCCCTTTACCCTAGTTTTTAGGTTTTTTTTTTTTGCATCCTCAAAGCCTTTTTCCTTTGCAGGTTTTATTTTCTTTAAATTTCTTTTTTTCTTTTTTTGGCAAAAAAAAAGGGACTTGCTAAAACAAGTCCCCAGTTGGTTATGGGTTTTGCCTATAAAAAAACTCCGCCTTTCGCGAAGTCAGGTTGATTACTAACTCTAGTTTGAATTAACTATATCACACGCCTTTCTTTTTTTCAACTAAATTATCATAATCAAATCCGGGCTTGATGTATAAACCATTCTTAAGTTTAATCTTACCTTTGACAAAATGTATCTCTATTGATCCGTGTCCTCCCATAGTATCTATAACTTTGAAAGCACAATATATTCTATGTAAATCAGGATTAAGCCTTTTTAAAAGCTCCTCCTCATTCAGCTTTTCTTCTGTTGGTTGATCCATTATAAAGTTGCCAACTTATTTAACACTCTTTTTTTCCTTTGTTGTTTTAAGTGCCACTCAAAAGTACCTTGTGTTTCTTCGGGTGTTTTAACTTTAGGCTCAGAAGCTCCGTATGGTCGACTCATAAAAGCATATCTGTCCTTATCGTAGCAATTATGAACAATAATTCCACCATTAACAGAAAAACAATGGGTATCTTTTACTTCTAGGTTGAAAACTGGCGAGGATATATAATGTCTGACTTTCCTGACTTTCGCAACCTGACTGCTTTTTGTCTGCAGTTTAAATGACAATATTTGGAATAACTTGGTACATAAGTTTTGTATTCTTTTCCGCATATAAGACAAGTTGTTGTTGTTTTCTTTCTTTTTTTCCAAACCTTTTTTGTTTGCTTGCTGTGCCCCTTTCTGCCCTCTTTTGACTTGTGCCACTTGCTTGCCAACGGCCTCATTCTGGTATCCATGTGCCATTTTGCATATTTCTTGTGTTCTGGAGTTGAGGTATGTTTTGATAAATGTTTGCCTGCCTTTACTAATTCTAAGTTTTCTATTTGGTTGTTGCTGGCATTGCCATCCTTGTGATGAACATGATAACCTTCTGGGACATTCCCATTGTAATGTTGCCAAACAATCCTGTGTAATCTTCTTCCACCCTTGTATTTTTTTGATTGATGACTGTAATATTTGCCACAACGATAAAAACGCTCTCCCTGAAACTCCTGTATGGTTTTGCCTATTACTTTTACTGACATTAACACATTGTATCATATCTAGTGGTCTTAAATCAATAGCCTGTTTCCACCCCCCATCTGACATTAAAAATGGGTGTTCTGCTGTTGCAATAATTTTTCTGCCATCTTCAAACTCAATTTTATATGTTTGTTTAATACCAGTTTGCCTAACATTAAAAAAAGGTTTTATTTTATCATCTCTACTGTATAAAAAGCCTTCTTTACCTACCAAGTCTTTAATTTTAATCTGTCCCCCAGTTGTATCAACTAAGGTATTTCCACTCAAACAATGATCCTCTACATCTGTATTTGTTACTAAAATGTCATTTGCAAAGTATAGGTGAGCATCTTCTATTGTGAGGTTATAAACTAATCTTTCTTCTATATTCCCAACCGCAACTATATGAACAGGTTTTTGTTTCCTTTTTTGTATTTCTTTTTGTCCAAAAAGTTTTTTTACAAACAGGACAAATCTTTTTAAGTTGCCTATTTCCTGCTTCTTTCTGGCATTTTTTTGAACAATATTTTTTTGTTGGGTGCTTTGTTGTAAAATGTTTTTTACAATTTCCACACGAGATCCACCTTTTTGGTGTTCGTTTAAGCATTTTTTTATAGTTTTGTCTAAGAGTTTTTTTGCCTTCTTCACTTTCACGCCAATTCTTGAGTTTTTTTTGTAAATCTTTTCTCCTGCTAAAATGATATTTTGCGTGATCTTTAGGATCAACCACCTCAAGGTTCGAGGGACTATTGTCATCATAATCATGGTTCTTATGATGTATGTGCATTTTTGGAGGGACTTTACCAAAATTATCAATATAAATCTGCCTATGAAGTGCTGGGTATCCTTTTTTGATATAATTTGTAGGCGGCGAGTAATATCTTCTACCTTGATAGCGATTATATCTAATATTTTTGTAAATAATTGTTTTAATGACCATATTTTTAAACTGTTCCTCATTATCAGTATATCATTAATCTTACAGTTTTTCAATTCAGTCAATCCTTTGTTTTTTAATACTATTTTATGATTGAGTGTTCCTATTAGCTTGTCGCCATTGCTTAAAAAAATCTCAATAGTGTTTGCTCGACCACTTATCCCATCTTTAATAACCCGCCTATATCCAACTGGAGTTAAAACTAAATCATTTAATTTAACATCTTCTATTGCTTTTTCTCCATTAACTGTAAGGACCTTAGTACCAGCTATAAAACAATCAACATCATCCTTTCCCTCGTCATATATCAAAAGCGGATAGGTTCTGATAGTGTTATCACAGGTGTTAAATACTTGATAATAGGGTTTACCATCTGGGGCTTTGCTCATCCAATATCTAGTTCTATCTAAGCCATTTTTTCTATCGTTATCTCCTGCTTTGATAAATAAGTCTATTCCATTGTCATCCCAGTATTCGTTCATAGACTCCATTATGCTTTTGCCAGCTACTATATAACTTCTTGGCTTCCTGTTAGCCATTGAAGGATCACCAACTCCATACTCTATTTCTTCCCCTTCGCTTTTTTCGGCTATTATCTTTGCAACATTTTTATCCGTAAAATCTAATCCTGTTCTTTCCTTAAAATCATCTGCTGCGGCAAGCTCTCTTTGCACTCCATAATACAATTCTCTATACTTCCATATCCTTTGAAATCTAACCCCATCCTTATTGAGACAGTTTATAACTGCATACCAGCCTATTGCTACAGGTGCATCACCACCCCAGTCTATTGCAAAAAATCGAGTAGACAATTCTGGGATAGGTTTTGGTTTTATTACATGGTATTCTTTCTGTTCTACTGTCGGTCTAAAGTCAAACACTTGCCCCGCAAACACATCCCAATCACCGTCTTTATATGCCCTCCTCAAGTGTTCTGGTAGATCATCTAATCTTTTAATATAGTCGGGGTCAGCATCTATTAAGGCTTTGTTATCCTGCACTTTAGCAGATACAAAACCAAAGTCTTTTGGATTTTCGTTATCTTTAAACTGTCTGTCTATAAATATTCTTTTGACCCATCCATGACCCACACCACCCGGATTACCAGTTAAAAGCATTGTTGGTTTAATTTTGGGGTTAGTGGTTCTATTGGAGCTTCTAAGTATTTTAAAAACCTCCTCCTCATGTTGAGTAATTTCGTCAATACTAATATCTTCATATTCCCTTCCTTGATAAGTATATACATCATCAGTATTTTTTAGATATGAAAACTCTGTTATAGAGCCATTGGGCCAGTATATAGCCTTCTCTGCTTTTCTATACCACTTTGCGGTCATTGGATACTCAACAAAAAATCTTCGTATATGGTTAGACAATAATTCTGGATGTGTTTTTCTAACTATCAACCCTTTACTACCTGCGTATTTCAATCTCCGTACGACTTCCCTAGCTCTTATTAGATGGCTTTTCCCACCTCCCTTTGCCCCTCCATACAATAAAACAGGGATAAGTTCAGATAGTTTTAGTGCTTCTTTCTGTTTGGGCTGTAGGGCAATTTCTATTTTCATTTAGTAATCCTTAATGACTACTTCTATACTCTCTCCATCCGACCTAACTCCTATCATTTTGTCTGACTCTTTCATTCCGTGATTAACCTTCAATAAAAATATTGCCATAGCCGCATTAACTTCTTTGCCCCCATACATCCCATCATCTATCAATTGTTGCTTCTGTTTAGCCATTATTTTCTTTAATGTCTCGGATAACTTTGGATACTTTTTACCCCATTCGTAAATAGTATCGGGATTTACCCCTAAGTGCAAAGCTAAGCCTTCAATAGTAGGTAGGCTGGTTTGCTCCCTTCCAACCATCTCAAAATACTCCTCAATCTTAGGAAATATTGTTTTAGGAATGTATTTAGTCGGTCTACCAGTTTTTACTTTATAATTATACTTTTTTTTAGTTATTGCTTTTGTTTGAGTAATTTCCTTACTCTTTTTTTCACTCATATTATCTATATATTTTAATACATTCAGGTTTTCCATTAACACTTTGGCACACCTGATAACTATTTTGCTCCCTTATGATATATATTATAGCTGTTAACACAAAAAATATTGTAAGTGTAGCCAATAGTTTTAC